TCTGGCAATATATCCCCGAAAACAGACATAAACACACAAAGTGGACCTTGCTTGGGCCAGCCTAAACAGAGTTTGAGCTAATGAGTACCAAACCTAAACAGACCTTACGGGGGCTGGTGCAACCGCGCCTGCATAACGTTTTGTTATCAGGGCCTACTAGGGGCGGTGAGGTTGCAGAGCTTGCCGAGCGTATCGGCTTGCCGCTTTTACCGTGGCAGCGCTTCGTATTAGATGATATGTTAACTATAGATAAAAATAAACAGTTTATACGGCGTACTAACCTTGCAATATGCGCTCGGCAAAACGGTAAGACTCATTTAGCGCGTATGCGTATATTAGCTGGCCTGTTTTTGTTTAATGAGCGTAACCACATAGTAATAAGCTCTGCTAGGTCTATGGCTCTTACTACTTTTAGAGAAGTAGCTAACGCTATTGAAGATAGCCCGGAGCTAAAGAAAAACCTTAAAAAAATACTATACACAAATGGTAACGAGGCCATTATCTTAAAAAGCGGGGCTAGGTTAGACGTTAGAGCTGCTACCCGCGATAGCGCGCGCGGTGCTAGCGCTGACTTTCTATTTATAGATGAGCTTAGAGAAATAGACTCTGAGGCCTTTGCAGCTGCTCTACCTGTAACCCGCGCTAGGCCTAATAGTCAGAGCCTATTTTGTAGCAACGCTGGAGACGGTTTTTCCGAAACCCTTAACGAATTACGCACCCGCTGCCAAAGTAACCCGCCGCCGTCTTTAGGCTATTACGAATATAGCGCCCCGCCATTTTGCGCCCTAGATGACCGTAAAGCGTGGGCAGCTGCTAACCCGGCGCTAGGCATACTAATAACAGAGGAAGCTCTACAAGAAGCGCTAGCGGTGCAGACTACAGAGCAATTTAGGACAGAGAGCCTTAGCCAATGGATAGACAGCTTACAAAGCCCGTGGCCGTTTGGGTCTGTTGAAGATAGCAGCGATATAAATCTAAAGATGAGCCCCGGGCCGCTTACCGTTTTTGCTTTTGACGTTAGCCCTAGCCGCCGTGATGCCAGCCTAGTTATGGGCCAGCTGTTACCTAACGGCAAGATAGGCCTAGCAGTACTAGAAACCTACAGCTCACAAGTAGCAGTAGATGAAGTCTTGGTAGCAGCCTCTATAAAAAAATGGGCTGACCTGTATTACCCGCGTTTAGTCTGCTACGACAAATACACTACTGCCAGTATTGCCCAAAGACTACAAAATGCAGGGGTACAGACCCGGGATATATCGGGGCAGACCTTTTACACCGCCTGTAGCGATATGTATGATGCTTTAGTTAATGACCGCTTACGCCATAGCGGGCAAGATGCGCTAATACAACAAATGGCTAACTGCGCAGCTAAACAAACCCCAGATGCTTGGCGTATTGTTAGGCGCAAGTCTGCCGGGCCTGTAGATATACCTATTGGCCTTGCTATGGTTATACATATATTGGCGCAACCTGTAGCAGAGGCAAAGGTATACGCCTAGACACGCCGAAAGCCAAACTGTAAACCTATACTTGACTTTTAGGTAATAATGCCCCTATGGGATTACTGCAAACTATAGGCCTGCGTAAAAAAGACGTAGAGGCGCAATTATCGCCGCCTATTATGCAACAAACTTACGGCGCGGGCGTTTATACGTTTGGCGGTTTATACAATACAAACGGCGTACCATTTATAGATAGAAACTTAGCCTTGCAAGTACCCGCGGTAAGTAGATGCCGTAACTTAATCTGTGGCGTTATTGCAAGTATAGATTTAGAGCTAATACAAAAAAGTACAGGCCGTAAATTACAGAGCCCTGTTTGGTTAGACCAACCGGACATAAGACAGCCACGCAGCGTTACCATAAGTTACACCGTGGACAGTTTACTTTTATACGGCGTGGCCTATTGGCGCGTTACGTCTTTGTATGAAGATGACGGCAGACCTAGCGGTTTTGAGTGGGTAGCTAATACCCGCGTTACAGTAACTACAGATAATTACGGCGACGAAGTAGATTATTATTCAATAAATGGGCAGCGCGTACCAGATAGTGGCGTAGGGTCTTTAGTAACTTTTCAAAGTTTGTTACCTGGCGTATTAGAAACAGGCGGGCGCACAATTCAAGCCGCGTTAGACATACAAAAAGCGGCAAGCGTTGCAGCTGCTACACCTATGGCAACAGGTTTTATTAAGAATAGTGGGGCAGATTTACCAGAGGCACAAATACAAGGGCTGTTAGCTAGTTGGAAGGCAGCGCGTGCATCACGCAGTACAGCTTATTTAACTAGCACGTTAGATTATCAAACTGTCGGTTATTCACCTAAAGAAATGATGTATAACGAAGCCTCACAGTATTTAGCTACAGAGATAGCCCGTTTAATGAACGTTCCGGCATATTACATAAGCGCGGATATGAATAACTCACTTACTTATCAAAATATTATAGATGGCCGTAAAGAGTTTGTAGCCTACTCATTACAGCCGTTTATTAGCGCTATTGAAAACAGGCTTAGTATGGACGACGTAACCCGCCGAGGTAATCAGGTGCGCTTTGCGTTAGATACAACATTTTTACGCGCTGATACTTTAGCGCGTTTGGAAGCTATAGAAAAAATGCTAACGCTAGGTCTTATAGATGTAGAGCAGGCACAAAGTATGGAACAGCTAAGCCCTAGTGGACTAACAGAGAGGCCAAACAATGCTATTAACATTTAGTGGCAACATAGAGGCAGTAGATAACGGTGAGCGCCGTACTATTGCTGGCAAAATTGCACCTTATGGAGAAGTAGGCAACACAAGTGCCGGGCGCGTAGTGTTTGCAGAAAACTCTATAACCGTGCCAGAGGTATCTAAAGTTAAATTATTGATGTCGCACGATAATTCCAAACCTGTAGGGCGTATGCAAAGTATTACTAGCAATAAGACCGGGTTATATGCCAGCTTTAAGGTAAGTGCTAGCACCCGTGGTACGGACGCAATTTTACTTGCACAGGAACAGTTAATGGACGGCCTTAGTGTAGGTGTAGAGGTAGAGGACTCACGCCCAGAAAAAGATTATCTGCTAGTTACGGCTGCTACCTTGAAAGAGGTATCTCTAGTAGAGAGCGCTGCATTTCCAAGCGCTGCCGTGTTAAAAATTGCTGCACAAGAAAACGCAGTAGATAACCAACCAACAGAAACGACAGGAGAAACCGTGGATAAAGCCCCGGAAGAAATGGCATCAGAGGCAACATTTTTGCCAGACGGTGCAACAGTTACGCTAAAGAGCGTTAGCTATAAAGATGATGAAGCCGCGGGCGCTACTGAACCAGTAGAAGCCGCGCGCAGAATTATTAAGCCAAGTGCATTAAACTCACAAAGAGTACGCACACCTATTACAAGTATGGGCGCATACACAGAGCATAAAATTAAAGCTGCTCTAGGTAATGAAGAGTCAAAGCTATATGTAACAGCTGCAGATGATAGCTGGACTACAAACCCTGCATTTAATCCAACGCAGTATCTATCAGAGTTTGTTACTAATACACGTTTTCCACGCAGCGCGGTAGATGCCTGCTCTAAAGGCGTATTGCCACCTAAAGGCAACACAATTAACGTACCTGCACTTGTAGACTCAAACGGCGGCCTAAATGGTGTAGCACCTGTAGTAACCGTTGAAGCTGAGGCCGGAGCTGTAGCCAATACAGGTATGGTTACTGAGTATCTAACTGGTACTGTAAATAAGTATTCAGGTATGAATACCCTTAGTGTTGAGTTGCTAGAGCGCACAGATAATCCACAATTCTTTGCAGAATTGACGAACCAATTACAGGTAGCGTATATGAACGCAACAGACCAAGCGGTAATTACTGCAATTAACGCAACAGGCTTTACAAGCACAGGCGTAGCAGCTACAGCCGCAGGTTTGATTTCTTACACCGCCGAAAGTACCGCTAACGTTTACAAAAACAGCGGATATTTTGCGCAAAACTTTGTAGGCAGCACCGGTATCTATAACCTGCTATTAGGTGCAACAGATAGCACAGGCCGCCCAATTTTTAACGCTTATCAGCCAAACGCGGCAGCACTTGCTAACGCGGCTGGTATGGTAAGTAATAACTCTGTACGCGGTAACGTACTAGGTCTAGACCTTTATGTAGATAGATTTATGACCGCTGGCGTAGCTGATAACTCAGCATTTATTTTAGCTCCAGAGGCGTTTACTGTTTATGAAAGCCCTCAGGCTTATATGAGCGTAAACGTAGTATCAAATCTACAGGTACAAGTAGCTATCTATGGCTTTATGGCAACTATTGCAAAAATCCCATACGGTATCTGCCGCCTAAATATCAGCTAATAAATAACTAATAGTCTGGTAGGGCCTTAGCCCTTTGGCTCTACCAGACCTACAAAGAAAGGTACAAATATGCCGGCTACTTATGTAACAGCTGCAACACTTAAAGCATCACTTGGCGTAGGCACTTTGTACGACTCTTACACTTGGATAGAGGACACTTGCCAGACGGCGCAAGATTTAATAAACGGTTTTCTATGGTTTGACTCTGCACCTGTAGTTGGGACAGCGTTAGTAAGTAACGTAGCTACAGTAATGATAGCCAACCCCGGTCTATTTACTACTGGCCAAACCGTCACAGTAGCCGGGGCTGGCACTACTTTTAACGGCAGCTACACAATTACAAGTACCTTACCTTTTAGCTCTGGTAGCACTAGCCTTTTACCAGCTTTTAATTTACAGCTTAACTATTACCAGTACCCACAGGGCTACAGCTTTATACAGTATGCAAAAACAGCTAGTGACCAAAACTTTAGGCGCATAGTACCTAGCGGCACTATGACCGGTGAAGATACAAAGACGGCAACCTACGCTAACACGCCTGCTATAAATGCAGCTGCACTTATGCTAGCTGAGAATATCTGGACTAGCCGTTTTAGCACACAAAACGGCGGTGTGAGCGTAGACGGTTACAGCCCTAGCCCGTTTAAGATGAGTAATACTTTAATGGCATCAATACGCGGTTTGTTAGCGCCCTATCTATCGCCTAACGCTATGGTGGGATAATGCCAGCCGCGATTACTACACTACGCTCTACTATAGCCGCTGCCTTAGCTAATAACTCTGTTTGGAGTACGTTTAGTTTTCCACCTAGCACAATAGTAGCTAACAGCGTAGTAGTAGCCCCGGCAGACCCTTATTTAACCCCTAGCAATAATAAACAGGCAACTATATCGCCTATGGCTAACTTTAAAATTATTATGACCGTGCCTATGTTTTCTAATGAAGGCAACCTACAAGGCATAGAAGATACGATAGTAGCCGTGTTTAATAAATTGGCTGCTAGCTCTATTGTATTTAACGTTACCGCTGTAACTGCACCTAGCGTTTTAACGTTACCTAGCGGCGACTTACTAACAAGTGATTTACAAATATCCGTACTAACGAGCTGGAGCTAAAATGGCACTAACAGACGAAGATAAAGCGTTTCTAATCAAGATAGGGCAAGAATTGCCTAAAGAGGTTAAAGAAACAAAGAAAAAAGAAACACCCGTAGAAACACCGACACAAGAAACAGAGGTATAACAAATGGCAATTTTCCTATCTAACGGCGTAGTAGTTACGCTTAATAGCGTGGACTTATCAGACCACGTTACTAGCGCAACTATTAACCGTAGCTTTGATGAGCTGGAAGTAACAGCTATGGGCGATACCGCGCATAAGTTTGTTAAAGGCTTGGAAGCTAGCACTATTACGCTTGATTTTCTAAATGATAATGCAGCAAGCGGTTCAGGTGCAGTACGCGCCGCGTTGCAAGCTGCGTGGGGTACTACTGTAGCGCTAACACTTAAGCAAACTAGCGCCGCTATATCTACAACTAACCCAGAATATCAAACTACAATTTTGGTAAACAATACAACAGATATTAACGGCGCTGTTGGGGATATTAGTAGCCAGAGCCTTACATTTACTTGTAACTCACCTATCGTAGTAGACACCACACCATAACTAAAACAAAGGGGCAACAATGGCAAAACTTAAAATAACAAGGGCAGACGGCAGCGTAACCGAGCATAAGATTACGCCCCGTATTGAGTACGCCTTTGAGCTGTATGCAAAGAAAGGTTTTCACAAAGCCTTTAGAGATGATGAAAAACAGAGTGACGTTTATTGGCTTGCTTGGGAGTGTTTACGCACAAGCGGGGAAGCCGTAAAAAGTTACGGGGCAGATTTTCTAGAAACCTTAGCTAAAGTTGAGGTACTAGATGATGACCCTTTGGAATAGTGGGGCGCGGTAGCTTTGGCTATCTAATCGCACAAATTGCGGTAGAAACAGGCATAGCGCCCCAGTATTTATTAGACTTAGATGATGTAATGTTTAAGAATATATTAAAGGTTTTAACAGACAGAGCTAAGGCGGTGCAAGATGCCAACAGAGGTAGAAAACGCTATACAGGTTAGAGCAGCTCTAAAACGTTTTGCGCCCGATTTAAGCAAACAGGCTCAAACAGAAATGGCTAATGCGTTACGCCCTGTAGTTGCTAGGGCTAGGGGTTTTATTCCGGCAGATGCGCAACTATTAAGCGGTTGGGTTAAAGGCACAGCTAGCATAGATACAATTAACTATAGACCATTTCCAACCTTTAGTAGTAGTGATGCTAAACGCGGTTTAGGTTATAGAGTAACACCGTCTAAACCTAATAAATCGGGCTTTGTATCTTTAGCTAGAATACAGCAAGCTAATGCCGGCGGTGCAATATATGAAACCTCCGGGCGGTTAAATCCAAACGGTAGAAAACAAGGCCCTGTAGTAGACCGTTATAAAAATGGCGTTTATGATAAAACAACACACACCGGTAAGCAATATTCAACTAGCTTAAATCCTAATGCAGGGCAACAATTTATAAATAACTTAAACGGCACAGGGCCTTTAGTAAATGCTAGGCCTAAAGGTATGAAAGGCAGACCAACACGCAAAGAAACAGGCCGTGCTATGTATAGAGCGTGGGCGGAAGATAACGGCGTAGCTAACGCGGCTGTACTAAAAGCTATAGATAATTCTATAAATAATTTTGTAAAAGCGACTACATATCAACCAAAGGCAGCGGCATAATGGCCACAGACTTAATAATAAATATAGCTAGCCAATTTACGGGTAAAAGCGCGTTTGAAAAAGCCGAGAAATCTACAAAATTATTAACTAAAAGTGTAAAAAATCTAGCTAAAGTAACGGGCGTAGCTCTAAGCGCTACAGCTATTTTAGCTTACAGTAAAAAAAGTATTAAAGCCGCTGCAGATGATATGAAGGCGCAAAAACTGTTAGCACAAAGCCTAAAAAATGTAGGGCTAGCTTACGCTACTGTAAATGTAGAAAACTTTATAGGGCAATTAGAAAAACAAACTGGTATTTTAGATGATGAACTACGCCCCGCGTTTAGTAAATTAGCACAGGTAACGGGCTCTGTAACTAAAA